TGAAGAATTCAGAGGAAAGGCGGGGTTAATCTTTGAAGCTGTATTAACATCTAAGTTAACACAGGAAGTTGAAAGACTTGAAAGCGAATACGCGCAAAACCTTGAAGAAGAAGTATCTGACCTACAATCTTCACTCGTAGAAAAGGTAGATTCATACCTTAACTATGTTGTTGAAAATTGGATGAAAGAGAATGAAGTTGCAATTCATAACGGATTACGTACTGAAATTGCTGAAGACTTCATGAATTCTTTACAAGGTGTGTTCAAAGAGCACTACATCGAAGTACCTGAAGGTAAGGTTGACTTAGTTGATGAACTCAACGAATCAGTCACTGAACTAGAAGAAACTTTAAACAAAACCACAGAAGATAATATCGAACTACACAATAAAGTTCAAGTTTTAGAAAGAGCTGAAGTTGTGAGAGAATTATCTGAAGGGCTTGCTGAAACTGAAGCTGAAAAATTAGCATCTTTGGTTGAAGATATTGAATTTGATAACAAAGAAAACTTTGAAACAAAAGTACAAGTTGTTAAAGAATCATACTTCAAACAAGACGTTAGCGAATCAGTTGATGAAGTAGATAGTCTATTAGGTGAAGATAATGTCGAAGTCGACTTATCAGATTCTATGGCTAAATACACACAAGCTATAACAAACTTTACTAAATAAATTATAAGGGGAAAACAGAAATGTTTAATGCAGACGCAAAACTTATGGAAAAATGGGGTCCAGTTCTAGAGCACGAAGGTGCACCAGAAATTAACGACCGTTACAAGAAGAGTGTAACAGCTCGCTTGTTAGAAAACCAGGAAGTTGCTCTAAAAGAAGAAAGACATCAAGCACAAGGGAATATGATTTCAGAAGCCGCACCAGTTAACCAAACAGGTTCAGGCATCGATAATTTTGACCCAGTACTTATTTCTTTAGTCAGAAGAGCAATGCCTAACTTAATTGCTTACGATATCGCTGGCGTTCAGCCAATGAGTGGTCCTACAGGACTTATCTTTGCAATGAAATCAAGATACACTAACCAGACAGGTACTGAGGCTTTACATAATGAAGCTGATACAGACTTCTCAGGTGTGGGTACTCACGAAGCAGATCCAACAGGTTTGGGTTCAGCTGCTGATACTGACTCTAATGACGGTATCTTTGATGAAGCTGAATCAACAATCACATCAGACTTTGGTGTTGGTATGGCTACTTCAAGAGCAGAACAATTAGGAAACACTTCAGGTGTTGACTTTGGTCAGATGGCATTCTCAATTGAGAAGGCAACTGTAACTGCTAAATCAAGAGCTTTAAAAGCTGAATACACAATGGAACTTGCACAAGATCTTAAAGCTATCCACGGATTGGATGCTGAAGGTGAACTTGCTAATATCCTTTCATCTGAAATCTTAGCTGAAATCAATAGAGAAATGGTGAGAACTATTTTAGATAAAGCTAAAATCGGTGCTAGACAATCAAACGTAACTGTTAAAGGTGTGTTTGATGTTGAAACTGATTCAGACGGTAGATGGATGGTTGAGAAGTTCAAAGGTCTTATCATGCAAATCGAAAGAGAAGCAAACGTTATTGCTAAAGAAACAAGAAGAGGTAAAGGTAACTTTGTCTTATGTTCTTCAGACGTAGCATCTGCTTTAGCTGCAGCTGGTCTATTAGACTACACTCCTGCTTTAAGTGCTAACTTAAATGTTGATGACACAGGTAATACTTTTGCTGGTGTTCTTAACGGTAGATTAAAAGTGTATATAGATCCATATGCAACTACTGATTTCGTATGTGTTGGTTACAGAGGTACTAACCCATATGACGCTGGTATGTTCTATTGTCCATACGTTCCACTAACAATGGTTAAAGCCGTTGGTGAGAACGATTTCCAACCAAGAATCGGATTCAAAACTAGATACGGTATGGTTGCCAACCCATTTGTTGGTGCCTCCGCTGGTAATGATACTGGTGCAGCAAGAGCTAACCAATATTACAGAATCTTCAGAGTTGACGGAATCATGGAGTAAGGATAGTTTTTAACTATTTTTTAAGGGGGTTCTTCGGAACCCCTTTTTTTTATGTATAAATAATAGTATGAGTACATTAACAACAAATAAGAACTTTTTAAGTCCAGTTGGATTTCAATTTAAAATCAATAGTGGTAAATATGCCAATGTTGAATACTTTTGTATAGCTGCCTCATTACCATCTGTCAATTTACCACCGGTCTCTGTACCATATAGAGGTGTTAATTTAACAGCAACAGGTGATAAACTACAGTTTGAAGATTTGACCCTTCGTATAAATGTTACTGAAAATATGGAAAACTATATTGAAACATTTAATTGGTTAGATACTATATTACAAAGTGGTACTGCAGAAGATCATAAAGAAGATGCTACATTAATGATATTGAGCTCACATAATAACGTAAATAAACAAATAGAATTTAAAGGTATATTCCCAACAGGAATTACTGGTGTAGATTTTAATACACAGTCTACTGATATTGAATTTGTTCAAGTAGACATTACATTCTCATACACTTACTTTGAAGTAAAATAACTATTTACATTTTGATAAAACTATAGTATAATATATAATATGAATAATTTGCAACAAATTTTAGAAATGTGGAAAGAAGACTCAGAAATAGATGAAATGAATCTTGATGAATCTTCTAGACAATCCGCCAAACTACACTCCAAGTATTTAGAAATATATTCAGTTCATAAGATGAGACTGAAAAGAGCTGAAGCCGAATTTAAAGTGCTACTTAAAGACAAATGGCTACATTATAACGGCAAGTTAACACAAGAACAAATTGATGAAAAAGGATGGGATTACGACCCATTAAATGGTCTTACAGTATTAAAAGGCGATATGAATTACTACTATGATTCAGATTCTCATATACAAGAAGCACAAGGTAAAATCGATTACCTTAAAGAGACATGTGATACTCTTAAAGAAATAATGGAGAATATTAAATGGCGACATCAGAATATTAAAAACATGATTGAATGGAGAAAGTTTACTAGCGGAATCTAATAATGGACTCTATAACTATACAAAAAAAGAATGAAGTCTTTATGCATATTAAATGCGAAGCTTCTATAGAAAAAGAGTTATCAGAACACTTTTGTTTTTTTGTACCTGGTTACAAATTTATGCCAGCATATCGTAACCGTATGTGGGATGGCAAAATTAGGTTATACGATCTTAGAAAGAAAACATTATACTGTGGTTTGTTTAAATACTTACAGGAGTTTTGCACTATAAGAAATTATACTCTAAATGAGGTCGAGAGTGAAAAATATAGTACCGTATATCAATTAGATACACATGACATAAATTCCTTTTTATCCCAATTAGTCCTTTCTGTGAAGGGTAGTGATATAACCCCTAGGGATTACCAATTAGATGCACTCTCGCAGTGTTTATCACAGAATAAATCTTTATTATTATCACCAACAGCTTCTGGTAAGAGTTTAATCATATATTTAGCTGTTAGATACTTTTTAGATCACTATAATCAAAATGTTTTAATAATTGTACCAACTACATCATTAGTAGAACAGATGTATTCTGATTTTGCTGATTATTCAGAAAAGGATAGTTGGGACGTAGCAGAAAATTGCCATAGGATATATTCAGGAAAAGAAAAATTTGGATTAAAACAAAGAATACTAATTAGTACATGGCAATCAATATATAAACTGCCAGGACATTGGTTTCTAGACTTTGGTATGGTTCTTGGTGACGAAGCCCATAATTTTAAAGCTAAATCCTTAACGTCTATAATGGAAAAATGTACAGAAGCTAAGTATCGTATAGGAACAACAGGAACACTTGATGGCTCACAAACTCATCAGTTAGTATTAGAAGGGTTATTTGGTCCAGTGTATCAGGTAACAACTACTAAAGAACTTATTGATAATAACGATTTATCACAATTAGATATTAAGATATGCTTACTTAAATATAGTGATGAAGTGTGTAAGATTGTGTCAAGATTAAAATACCAAGATGAATTAGACTTTATAGTACGATACGAAGAAAGAAATGAGTTTATTGTTAACTTGGCTGATAAAACATGTAAAGATGGTAATACATTAATACTATTTCAATACGTAGAAAAACATGGTAAACCATTACATTCTCTATTACAAGAAAGAATAAATAATAATAGAAAATTATTTTATGTATCAGGGGAAACAGATGTCGATACAAGAGAACAGATCCGTGAGATTACCGAGACCCAAAAAGATGCGATTATTGTTGCTTCCATGGGTACTTTTTCTACAGGTATTAATATTAAGCGTTTACATAACATCATTTTTGCTTCACCAAGTAAGTCTCAGATTAGGGTTCTCCAAAGCATCGGAAGAGGATTAAGAAAGAGTGATGATGGTATTAATACTACTGTATATGATATTGCAGATGATTTACATTGGAAATCTAAAAAGAACTATACATTACAACATGCAGCTGAAAGAATTAAAATATACAGTAAAGAAAAATTTAATTACAAACTATTCGATTATAAGTTATAAATAATATTATATGGACACAAATATTCAATCTTTAAATATCAGACACTTTAAACTTGTTAACGGAGATGAGATTGTCGCACTAGTATCAGTGAATAACGACAGTAATTGGATTCTTGAGCGACCACTAGTAGTATCTTCTAATATACTCGGGTCATATGAGTTTGCACCATGGTTTCCATTTTCAGATGCTAAAGTGTTTAAAATATTAAAGAATCATATTATTCAGCATGTTCCTATTTCAGATTCAGCTAAAGAGAGTTATGTTAAGCTAGCTCTGACTGCTAAGCAATCGGTTCCCGAGAAACAGCGTTCTGAACAGGAAATACTTGAAGAGTACGAACAACAAATGATTGAAAAGTATTCGGACGATGGAGTGGACATTAAACCTAATGTTCCTAAGATAGTACATTAATTGTATATACTCCCCTCCTCCGGATATCTATATTATTATACCATACTTTTTCACATATGTAAATAGCTAAAGTGAAATTAAATGAAATTAATTAAAGAAATTAACTATTTACATTAGACTTAAACTGTGGTATAATATATCTATTATGGAGGAATTATAATGGCTAAGAATAAAGCACATTATGTAAACAACAAAGAGTTTTCACAAGCAGTATATGATTATGCTGTATTGGTTCAGGAAGCTCGTTCTAAAGAACAACCTATACCTAAAGTAACTGATTATATCGCAAAATGCTTTATTAAAATATCAGAAGGGCTATCTCATAGACCGAACTTCGTGAGGTATACTTATCGTGAAGAAATGGTAATGGATGCGGTTGAAAACTGTTTAAGAGCTATTGGTAATTATAAAATCGAAACAGCTACAAGAACAGGTAAACCAAATGCGTTCTCATACTTTACTCAAATTTGTTATTTCGCTTTTATACGTAGAATTACTAAAGAGAAAAGACAACAGGATATTAAGTTTAAGTTTATTGAGAAAATGGGTATTGAAGACTTTACTCAAATGGGTATGGACGATGCAGGAGCTCAAGAGACTATGGCTTATGTAGATACTTTAAGACAAAGAATTGGTCAAATAAGACACAAGGATGAAGCTATTAAAGTATTTGCTAAAGAAGAAAAGAAAAAAGAAAAACTAGAACTATTTATGTAATGAAAAAATTAACTACTAAACAAATATTAAGAGCAGAAAAGAGAAGAAAGAAACTTTTTGCTAAAGAAATTAAACGTAAAGCTAAAAGAGTATATGTAAAACAATATTACCGTGAAATGGCTCTTAAGTATAGAAAAGCAATCAGAAAAGCTAGAGCTGGATTATGAAAGTAGCTATTCTTAATGATACACATTGCGGTGTAAGGAATTCATCGGATATCTTTTTAGAATACCAAGGTAGATTTTATACTGAAGTATTTTTCCCATATTGTAATGAACACAATATTAAAAATGTATTACACTTAGGTGATTATTACG